TTCTACCTCCTAAAGTTTACTGGGTGCGTAAATACGTTCTCTTGCTACATCTGCACGCAACTTAGCAATGTCTTGCTGCGATTCAATGCGTGCCTCATTCGATTCGGCGTTCTGGACTATTCTAGCCTGATCCACCTTTATACCTTCTTGCTTCAATGCAATGTCGGCCTGATCTTTAGCCGCTTTTTGCTGTAACTCTTGGGCTTTTAGCATGACCACTGGATCTTGTCCACCTTCACCGGACAACTCACCCTGCATTCCTTTCATTTCCATCATGTATTCCGAAACTTTAATGGAAACCATTGCCTCACGTTGTAGATCAGAGATCATATTATCAGGATCGTTACCATACTGCTCAAATAAGGTCGCTTCGGTGTCTTCCTCGGCCTTCAATCGGATATGTTGTAGGATATGCTTCTGTAATTCTGCAGCGGCTAACGGATTAGCCTGAATTAACGGTGACATTCCCATAATTAAGTGCGCGGCAATGTGAGCATCGTGCTGTTGCCCTGCAAAAGCCTTCAGTTCCTTGCCATCCGCTGCTTCCATGTTCTCACTAGCAGGGTCTTTAGGCATTTGATTGGTCTGGACCTTCAATATGCCGTCAATATCTCGCACATTCAGTGCCTGATACACACGATAGTACGCTTCGTACATGTTGTGCATCTGTGGCGCGCTTTGTGCCAACTGTAATTGGGTCTGTGCCAACGTAATTCGCTGTGCAGCAGAGAAAATATTGGGGTCTGCGATAGGTAATATAGCGACCATATGGTCAAAGTCGCATTTTTTAATACATCGAGACGCACCGGGCACGTCATACGGGTACTCATCCGGTAAATATTCACCAAATCCACGCGCCAACATCTCAAATTCTTGTGTTTGAGCGTAATACAGGCGTTTATGGATGGCCGACATGACCATCGAGCCCCTTTCAAGCAAGGCAATCGTCGTTCCTACTGCCGCTTGTTGGTTTCCATCGCCCACTTGCATGTCTGCAATGCTTGCTAGACGCTTTCCGGCGTCTACGGCAAAGCCCATCAAGGTGTAAAGTGTCTGAGAGGGCTCTTTGTAAGGTAAAGGCATCAGTGAAGCCGTCAATTCTGCGCCACCTGCGTCAATATCTCGCCACTCGCCCGGTTGTATTGGATTGTCATCATCCGCTATTCGCGCGCCTTTCGCCTTAAATCCAGCCGGTAAATTAGATAGCGTTCCAGCGTCAAGAAGTTGACGCAATGCCGCCGTCGCTGTCTTAGAAAGACCACCAATGAGATGAACAAACCCTAATCCATAAGCGCCGGGACCTTCTACCAACACATAATGCACAAAATATTCGCGTCTTTTCTTGAGTTCATCGTCTTCTAGCCAGTTTCTACGGATTCCAACGACCTTGCCACTTGCCTCATCCAAGGTAACGACATAAGGAACCTTGATTCCTGTTGGCTCGTTGTTTTCATCAAGGTCCTCAAACCCTGATAAGTCTAAATCGACCTGAAACTCTAATAAAAAGACTTCCTCCGGCTCTCCGCTTTGCGAAATGCCTACGGTTTGATTGATAGCATCCTTGATCTGATTGCCACCCGTGGGGTCATTCTGTGGGTCTAGTGGGGTATCAATGTACTCACCGGCAAATACTCGCTTGGCAAATTCATTCGTATCCATCGCAATACGCTGGGTAATACGTGGGCACTCAGAAATAACACTGGACCCGTTGTAAGGAATATACAGATCATCAGGTAGGACTAACCGGCTTACCATTCGGCCAAGCTGCTCGTCATAGTAAACTTTTTTAAATGTAGAACCACCGTAGCCCGTATAAAACAAGAGCTGATCAAACTCTGGCGTGTATTCTTTCATCACCGAGGTAATCTGATAGTTCATAAAATCCTGCACGCGCGAAGCCTGTTGGATCTTATCTAATGTTTCTTTACCTAAAGTTTGCGTCCTGACAGGACCGCCGGCAGGCATGAGTTCTTTAAATGCTTGTGCTTGAAACTGGACAATAGACTCTGTCAGCATAGGATGCACCGCGCCTGCGGCTCCTCGGAACGGCTGCGTCCTGTCCTCTATCTTCAAGCCTAGTAGCTCAAGGCCTTTAGAGTACATTTCCTCCCACTCGCCACGAGAGGACCTGTCTGCTTCAAACAAGGCCAACAGGTCAGAGGAGATAAGCGACATCTCGTTATCATCCATAACCTCGGCAAGGTTACTGTAGAATTCTACGTCATCATCTTGGGGGTCAATCTCTACCGTCGCACTGCCATCCTCTTCAAGGACGATCTCTATGTCCGGCTCCATCTCTTCCATGACTTCGATGATGTCCGTTTCGGGAGCTAGGTTTACCACTTTTTCTATAGGCATAGTATTGTCCTAAATGTATTTTGGGTCATTGTACACTCGTTCTACTGATCCGCCACGTTTCATCTTTTGATATCTTACCTGACTGGGTAAGTCCGTACCGTCTGAGGCGTTCAAAGGATCAGGGGCCTCTGATTTTTTATAATACTGTATGCCTTTAGCATACACTCTGTCGCCTACAACAGTAGCTAAGTCTGCACCTTTTACAGCTTGACCTGTATTCATATCAATAAATAAGTGATGTGCTTTAGGGTTAAAACCTATCTCGACAAAATCTTCACCGTCTAAAAGGACATTCTTGTCGGGAACATAATTACCGTCCACAGACATAGCAGGGAACTTATTTTTAGCCTCTGGCACGTCTATGTTTGATATTTTAGCGGCTATTCCTTGTCTACCTTTTTGGTTTACGTTAAACGTAACGTTTTCCACTGTGGCATAAGGAACGTAAGAAAGGGCTTTTCCGTTAAAATTGTTTTTGTGAAGTGTTTGAAGTTTATCTAAACCTTTTGGCGCATCGGGGATTTTTGAATTAAGGTTTAAACGTATGCCTACTTTGCTTCCCGCTTCTACAGGCGCATTTATTAAGGCATCTGCTTTTCTTGTGCCTGCGGTAGCCTTAGTAGCAAGGGTTTCGAGGGTCTTTAGGTTATCGGGTGTGTAGTTTTTTAGCCGTTGACCACCACTTAGGGTTTCGTCAACGCCTACCTCTAGAGCGTCGGCAGTTACTTGATTCCCTTGCTTGAGTTTAGGCTCATCGCCTGCATTCCGGGCAACGTCATTTTTAAGAGTCTGTCCCTGCGCGCTCGTGCTTTGGGGCTGAGTGTCGCCTTTGATGGAGCGGTAGATAGATTCACTGATTTTGTTTTGTCCATATGCATCCTCTAATGCGTTAGTTATTTCAACTAGCGACGTATCATAGTCCATTTTGCTGATTTTATCTACAGTAGTAATAAACTGTTCCCCTTCCCCGCCTTGGTTATTGACTATCTGAATAGCCACTCTGTCGTCGTTTTTATATTTATCAGAAATTTTCTTAATGCTTTGACGAGCGTCTCTATGGGCTCCTAAGAAAACATTAAGCGGGACTGTTCGTCCTGAACCTAATTCTTTTTCCATTTTGTTTGCTCGACTTAGCAACAAAGGGAAAGCTTTTTCCGGTGAACGATCTACATAGATAACAGTTACAGCTTTACCTGAATCTAATGCTTGGTCTATTTGAGCAGACGACTTTTCAAAGTTAGCTAAAGTTCCATCTGCCACTAGGTCATACTCGTCTACCATTTCGTCAGGAAGACCTGCCGTTTTACCTGAGGCTGCTCCGCCTCCTGTAAACACCCACTGGTCTTCCTGACCCATAGTGTCGCGGAGTGCTTGTTGGTACATAATCTCGTTTATTTCATTAGCCGTTATTTGGACGCTGCCTGAAAGAGTGCGGTCTTTACGGTATTCAGGGTTTAATTCCCTAACAAAATCCGTATTAAGAATCTTTCCGCCTTTGGTTTCAGGAAGCTGCCGGTACTGCCTTATTGCAGCTTCAAGGTCGGCTCCTACCTGTTCGTTAAAGCGCAGAGCTACGGGGTCATTAGCCACCCGTGGAAGCTTGGCTATTTTTTCGGCGTCATAGATAAGAGATTGAGGAGCGTTTGATGAAGTGCCTAACGCTTCATTCTGTAGCCTTACTGCGTCGTCATAATCTGTGACGACAGGAACGTCTTTAGCTCCGCCAAAGTATTTAGGGTCATGGACAAAGAAAACAACATCCGGCTCACCTTTACTGTACTTCGAAAAAGCTTTCTTGTCCCAGTTAGGAGGTGCGAACTCATCGTTCCACGGTAGACGAGCCACCGGACGGAAACCTACGGCTTCGTATATTTCAGGTAAGTATGTGTCGAAAGCGTCTAATTTAGTGCCTCCAGCCTGTACTGCAGCCTGAAGCATTGCAAAACTTCCGCCTTTAGGCTCATTTGGAGAAGCAAATACTGCAACTACATCTCCATCAGGTTTAATAGCAAAACCACTACCCGCTTCAGTTCGGAACAAATTATAACCAGATAGGTCTTCTGTGTTTTTTATTTCTACTTGGGCCCCTAATCTATGCTTTGACATTGCATTGCTCATGTCTACAAAGTAAGAGGGGGCGTTTGTTACGGCGTCTACCTGTTGGATAACAGGTAAATTAAGACCTGCACTTCGATACTGTGTTAAGGCATTAGAATCTGGAGAAAATTCTAAAAGCCCATTTCCTCCATATCCTTCGACAGCTCCTCTTTGGTAAGGTCCGGGTGCTTCTTGAGGACGTCTTCCATTATCGAGTCCTTGAACCACGCCTGTTGCGGCTGCTCTGCGACTTTGGTCTGCTCTGAAGGAGCGGAGGAACTGTCTTCTTCGTTGAGAAAGGGTGTCCCCACCCGTGTAAGGCCTAACATCGCCTGATCTAAGGCTGCCGTCGGGGTTAGCGTTTTCGAATTGTCTTGCGGCATCGTCTAATTTTCCTCTATTGACTTCTGGTCTTTGATACCAAGGGCCCGAAGTAGATTCACTTACTTTAAAACCTTTAGGTACTATACCACTTTTGGGATTTTTAACAAACTTTTCAAACTCTTTTTGCCTCTCTGGGGTCATTCTTACTACATTACCGTCTTTTAGCGGATATTCTACTACTGGACCGTTGATTGCTTGTCGATATGTCATGCCTGAAGAAAAAGTTGCAGGCTTTCCTTCTGTAACACCAAACCCAATGGGTGACCCGCTTCTAACTGACTGAAGTGTACTATGTGAAACACCTTGGTTTCCTTCAATCAACCATGTTTCCCAGTGCATGCGACCAAGGCTACCGTCTTGTGGGCGACCTATCATTTCATACGCTTTTTTAGCAGAGCCTTTTAAACCGTTTTCTAACATTTCAGTGACCATTAATCCTCGTGGTCCACCTAAAATATTACTTAATCCTCCTTTATCAATTCCATCATATATATTTTTTCCTTCATATCTTCCATCGTCCCATAAATGTCTAGACTGTATTCTATCCATAACCAAAAGATCGTCTTTACCTGAAACTAAACCTATAAACGACACTACTTTATTATCAATGCCCGGTTTATTAGTTAGCTCAAAAAACCTTCGTCTAAACTGCGGTCCTGATGTATTTGGATCGGCTAAATCATTGTGTAGTGTTTGTAGTGCTGACTGACCACTGGGTGATTTTTCGCTTAAAGCTTTGAGCAATGTCCCTGCGGCATTAGCATTCATTGTTACCTGCTTGGCAGGGGAGCCCTCTGGTAAGCTCTCTGAAACCATTTTCTTCCATGAGACAAGATCCGCGTCTGTAAACTCGCCATTTACTGATTTTGTTATATAGGGTTCTGCTTTTGACACTAAATCAAGGAAGGCGGCTTCTTGTTGTACTGGCCCTGCGCCACGTGAAAGAATTCCCCAAAGAAACATACGTCCTGTAAGATCAGGTGTAGCAATTTTAGAGTTATAAAGGTTTTTAATTTCATTAACGTACCCAAACCCTTCGTCTACTGTAGCTTTAAGTTGTGGGGTTAATCTATCCAACTTTTTAGCTAAGGCTGCGGGTGTTTGGTTATAGCTAATTGCTTGAGAGGGAGGTGAAGGTAAGTAGTCTCCTCCAAAAGCCTGCGCTTCAGCATTTAACCAGCTTTCGGGAGAGGTTAAAGCTTCTGGATTATTTGTAATTACAGTTTCAATATCAGATAAAACTTTTTGTTTATTTTTAGGAGTAAAAGTTTGTACTACAGGGATAGTTGCCTTTTCTCCTGTTCCTGTAGTCAAAAGAATCGAGGGTAGCGCATGACCTTTTGCCTCGGCTATAACTTCTACTGGCGCTACAGGAATTGTTTCTGTCACTTCAAGTCGGGGCACGGGAGCGTCTAGTTTAGGTGTCTCTGTTACTAATCTTTCTGGCGTAAGATTCTCTAGCATTTTAGCCGCGTTTGAAGGATTAATAGGTTTAGTAGGTACATTAGGTTTAGCGCCTTTGGGTCCGAAGGGAAACGCCCCTAAAGCTATTACAGTAATTACCTCTTCTAATCTGTTTGCTTTCTCAAAATCACCTTCAGCACGGGCCTGATTAGCTTGCTTAGTTAGTTCTTCCGCTTGATTTAAAGCATTTACTTGAGCGAAAGGCGGTAAGGTCTGGGCCAAAAGCCCTACGGGGTCCTCTTTACCTGATTGTTTTAAGGCTTGTAACATGCCTACGGCGTCTGTGGCTACTTTTAGGGAGGGGCTTGGTGCAGTAACTACATCTTTTCCATAGTCGTACACACTTTCTGCAACAGCCGGAATACCCGCGATAACATTACCAAAAATGCTTCGCTCTCCTTCTGGCGTAAACGGTGTCCGTGTGGCCCTAGTCAACAAATTATCCAACATCTGTTGGCTTTCAGTTTGTACTTGATCCGTGGGCAACGGGTCTGGAGACGCGATAGGTGGACGATCCTCCATTGCTATCAATTGAGCAGTAAGCTCATCCGGTGTCATGGAGTTCGCAGACGCAGAACCGCCGTCCGCAAACCCTTTAGGCTTTTTTACAGGGCCGCCCTCCGCCATTAAGCCATAGGTACGGTTAAATCCTGTATTAGCTGAAAGAGGGGTTGTATAAACAGGTTGCGAACCGTAGTCCCTGTCCTCTTCCCTCTCATCAAAACCATAAAAAGGCGTAGGAGGCAGGGCCGCCAATGTAAACGGGGTTCTAGTTCCTGCCGCCATCTCACTCTTACCAAAAGTGTTGTAATGGTTTCTGGCAAAATCATTTAGATTCTGGCCGCCAAGCTGTCCTTTTTGCCTTTCGTAATCTGCCTGAATGTCTGGATTAGCGGCAATGTACTCCGCTATCGTCCCTCCTGAGGAGGGTGCGCTTCTCTGAGCGGCCCTGTTTTGTAGGCCCTGCTGTCTCATCAAAGCATTCAACTGAGAGCGGGACATACTGCCGTAACTCCCCGCCAACTGATTAAATGCGTCAGCATCAAACGGAGTGGACGCTTGATCAGGGAACATACCCGACCGCTTTAATCGTTCAAAATCCTGCGCGGCACGGCCCTGCTGGAACCGACCTAACTGTTCTGTGCCCATTAGCGACCTTGGACGGCTAGTGACCGAGGGAGGCGTAAAGCTAAACCCTGATCCGGTGGCCGAGAGCAGTTTAGCCGCCGGTGTATAGTCAAATCCTGTGAGCTGTTGCTGTCCGCCTACATCCTCAATGACCTCGGTCCGTGGCGCACTGGCTCTGAAAGCCTCATCCAAGGCGGGTTGTCCAGCGGCGTAAATGCCTCCTGTGTCAGGCATCATGGGAAAAGGATCAGGTGCGGGGGTAGCGGGTCCTGTAGGAAAAGGGTCTATTCCACCTACAATAGGTACGGTTACTGGTGTCTTTGGTGTAACGGGTTTAGCGGCTGGCGTAGTCTGATACAAGATATTAGGGTCTACGCCGGCGGCAACCATGTCCGCGTAGCTGATTCCACGGTCCGTGGCGATCTTCTGCATGTCCAACCGCTCTTCGGGCGAAACTATTTTGTCCTGCATGACCCTGCCATAATACGCTGCAACATCATCCGCCATTGGGGCGGTAGCCGCTGGACCGCTGTAAGCAGGGGTTTCAGCCGGAGCAGTGAAAATCATGTCAATAGTGCTTTGCTTAACACCCGCGTCCAACGCATCCTGTACACTAATACCAGACTCTATAATGGCATTGTAGGCGGTTTCAGGTGTCCAAGAGCTGGGATTGGCTAAATACGCTGCCTCTTGCTCAAGCAGGGTTTTATTTCGCTCTTCGTTAACGTCCCCGCCTTCGTTCATTCTTATCGGGAGTGCGCCAAGCATTTCCCGTGCTGATCTATTATCCATAAAGGACCCCTTCAAACGGGTTAAATTATCTTGACATTCTAGGCCTAATAATACTCAGGAACAAGCCCCTCGTTTCGAGGCTCTTCCGGCTCATCAGAGTACAGAGAGATAAAGTTCCCCGCGCGGAATCGCATCAGTGCCTGCGTTGTACTATCCACTTGGTCGTCATTGTCTCCATTAGGAAACGCTGCACACTCTTCAATCAGATCCTGTGCCCACGTCTCATCAGGAGCCCAGACCATACCCGCTTCTAAAATCGGGGCTACGGCATGCGCCCGTGAAATCTTATCCTGACCGGCACGCCGACCGCCGGGCGAATACATGGTCACCGGAATACCCATACGCCGAAGTTCCTGCTGTAGCGTGATCCCTGTCGCTTTGGCCTCGATCAATACATTATCCGGCTGCCAATACTTATACTGGTCCATTGCCTCACGCTTGAGGTCTGGAAAGTCCCATCGACCCTTTCTCACGTCCATCAACAACAGATTCGGGCCCGAATCCTCATCAGGAAAGAACACGCCCCACGTCGTGATAACAGAGTAATCCGCCGTCTCCTTCTTGGAATACGCCGTGTCATAAGACTGAATGATGTACTCTACGCCGGGCAAATGTTCATGTTCCCACTCTCGCCACCATTCCCGCTTGAGTATCGCGCCCTCGTCAGAAGTCGGTCTCTGCTGGTACATCGCGTTCCATTTCTGCACCGACATAGATGCTCGGACCGCGCGGAGTTCCTCAAGTTGCCAGAAACTCGGCCAAAGAGCGCGCTCGTTCTCCTCGCCCTCATCAAAAACCGCAGGAAACTCTATCACCTCCCACTGGTCCGCGCTGAGATTGCTTTGGGACTTTAACAACCGCGCCGTAAGATCCTTGGTCCCCCAACGAGTCATCACGATTACGATAGCCCCGCCGGGCTGTAGTCTGGTCCGTGGTCCAGAGGTATACCATTCCCACGCATTGTCCAAGGCAAGCATAGACTGCGCGTCCTGCTCCGAGTGAGGGTCGTCAATAATCAGCATATCCGCACCACGGCCCGTCATTGCTCCACCAACGCCCACGGCAAAATACTCACCACCCGCGTCAGTGTCCCACCTTCCGGCGGCTTTACTATCCGCCTTCAAGGAAACCTTAGGAAAGACCTCCGTATAACGGTCCATGTCCATCAAGTTACGCACCTTACGACCAAACCTCACGGCTAACTCGCCGGTGTGCGTGGCCTGAATGATCTTGGTCGTTGGACGACGGCCCATGAGATAGGCCGGAAGCAGGTAGGATGCAAACTCAGATTTGGTGTGTCGAGGAGGCATGTTCACGATCAAGCGTTTTAGCGTGCCGTCGGCTATGCGGTCAAAGGCTTTAGCCATTATCTCGTGATGGCTACTGATTATCGCTTCAGGCCACACGTACCGAGAGAAACCAATAAAGTTTTGCTGTGCGTTTTCTTGCCCTTCAAGAAGCGCGAGTCGAAGCTCTAGTTTTAACCGCTCCGCCTCAACGTCTTCAATGCGATTAGCTATCTGCATAAAAATCCGTTTTCAAAAAAATTGCGAAAAATTTTTTGGGGTTTTGATTTTCTAACAAAGGGGGGTGGGTTGCAAGGTAGTTTCACGTGAAACCGAAAGCCATTTTCGTTTTAGCCGAAACTAATTATGCGAAATCTGGCCCTAGCTGTCTTGCTCAGGCCGAGGGCTAAAAATCTCGATCAAATGCGAATCATTCTCATTTAATGGCCCAAATCGACCAAAAGGGACCCGCCCCCGATGGCCCGTGAGCCTTGCTCCAAGCTAAGTGTTTGATTTGTCTAGGCTTTAGATTAAATCGCTATTTCCGGTAATAGGTATTACCGGAAATAG